TTGAATGTAATAACTATATTATCTGATGTTTTAGATAAATTATCAACATTGTCTCAAACGTTTAAGGGTAATGTTAGTCCCATTCCTCAAGCAATAGATATTATAAATCAATCTATTGATAAGATGGTACAAAAATTGAATTCGTTAGATGCGGCAATATTAAAATGTTTAAATGAAGACATATCTAATTTAACTGATGAAGAAAAACAAGAATATTTTAAAGATATAGGATTTATCCTTACCCCAAATGATACTCTTTCAAATCAAAATAGTGAAGATAGTAATGCCGCTTTAAATAAGCAATTACAACCTAATTCAAATAACCCAATAATATATAAAAATTTTAAATTAGAGTTACAATCAAATATAAATAACCAATATTCATTTCCTCAACGTCGCATTCAATCCACAAATAATGAAGGAGTAATATTATATAATACCAATAATGGTCAATATTCATTTAGTTCATCTACTAAAATATTAATTGATGAGGCTAAATTCATAATAGATTCGTATATTTCTTCACTTAAATAAATAAAAAAAAATTAAAAACAAATATTTATAATCAATATGAAACAGACAGAATTTAAAAAAATAATTAAAGAGGCAGTAAGAGAAGCAATCCAAGAAGAATTAAAGGATATATTACTAGAAGCTATAAAATCTCCCCAAAGCAACACCAAGCTAAATGAGAATTTCCAGCCCCGCCCAGATGCTGTAAAAGCACCTACAAATAGTAACCCCAACGAACTAAGAAATAAATATAGTTCATTCCTTAATGAAACTTTTACTACAAACAATGTCTCTTCTCCACAGACACCTTTCAGACCATCAGCTGTTACTGACCCAATAAATGGCCAATTGCCTCCAGGTGATGTAAGTGTAGACCAAATCTTGGGTTTAATCAATTCTAAGTAATGGCTCAAATAATAGCAAATAAATTTCCTATAGACTTAGAAGCTAGAAAAGCTGTTGGATTTGGATTTCCATTAAATGGGGGTGCTGTATTTGTGCCTAATTATCAAACTAAAGACCAAATAAAGGCCAATTTGGTTAATTATTTATTAACTAACCGAGGTGAACGAGTATTTAATCCTAATTTTGGAGCAAATTTAAGAGCATATTTGTTTGAAAACATAAATGAAGGAACTCTTAGCAACTTAAAAGACCAAATTCAAGACGATATTGGAAGATTTTTTCCATTAGTAGAAATTATGGAATTAAAATTTGATAACAACCCTGATGAGAATACTATAAATTTTATCTTATCTTATAGGATTAAAAGTTTTGGAATTGCTGACCAAATAAACATATTACTACAATGATGAATGATAAAAAAAGAGATATAAGATATACTAATAAAACATTTAATGATTTTAAAAATAATCTTATTGACTATTCAAAAACATATTTTCCCAATACATATAATGATTTTACTGATACTTCTACTGGTATGCTTTTTATTGAAATGGCATCATATGTGGGAGATGTATTGTCATTTTATTTGGACAATCAAATACAAGAAACATTTATTCAATATGCTCGACAAACTGAAAATCTATATAGCTTAGCCTACTTACTAGGATATGTCCCCAAAGTAACTACTGTAGCTACTACAGACATAGATGTCTATCAACAATTGCCTGCTAAATTAAGTGGTAGTATTACTATTCCTGATTTTGACTATTCTCTTAAAATACCATCTAATACTCCCATTGCTTCAAATAACGGAAGTGGAGTAACCTTCCTAATACAAGACCTTATAGACTTTTCAGTTAGTAGTTCTCAAGATCCAACAGAGATATCTGTATTCCAAATTCAAGGAGGTCAACCAACATATTACTTATTGAAAAAAACCAGAAAAGCAATATCTGCAACTATAAATAGTACAACATTTACATTTACATCTCCTATAAAATTTGATACTAAAGACATATCATCTGCTAATATCATACAAATTTTAGACGTAACAGATAGTGATGGACATAAATGGTATGAAGTTCCTAATTTAGCCCAAGAAAATGTATTTGACAGTATAAAAAATACAAACACAAATGACCCCAATTTCTCATTTGATGAAGAAACCCCATATTTACTAAGATTAAAACAAATACAAAGAAGATTTGCTACTCGATTCTTAAATAAAAACACGCTTCAATTACAATTTGGAGCAGGAAGTGTTAATGACAATGATGAAGAAATAACTCCCAACCCAGACAATGTTGGATTAGGACTACCTTTTGAACAGAACAAATTAACAACGGCCTTCTCCCCACTAAATTTTATTTTTACTAATACCTATGGAATTGCTCCAAGCAATACTACACTAACTGTTAGATACTTAACTGGGGGGGGAGTTTCAGCTAATGTCGAGTCTGGAGTCCTAACTAATATAGACAGTACAGGAGTTATATTTTTGAACCAAACATTATCTAATACATCTTTAGCTAATACTGTATTTAATTCAATAGCAGCTAATAATCCCAATGCAGCCGATGGAGGATCAGACGGAGACACAATAGAAGAAGTAAGACAAAATGCATTAGGAAACTTCCAGAACCAATTAAGAAATGTAACCCAACAAGACTACCTAATTAGAGCACTATCTATGCCTTCTTATTTAGGTACAATATCTAAAGCATTTGCTGCCCCTGTAAAAATAGATGATTTCAGGGCTGGAGAATTACCTACAATATTAGATTTATACATACTAGCATATGATTCTAATAAAAGGTTAAAAACAGCATCTGCTGCTTTAAAACAAAATCTAAGAACTTATTTATCTGAATATAGAATGATAAATGATAGTATTAAAATAAAAGATGCATATATAATTAATATTGGGATAGATTATGATATAATAGTATTACCTAATTATAATAATAATGATGTATTGACTAATTGTACTAATGCATTAATTGATGCCTTTAATATAGATAAATGGCAAATCAATCAACCCATAATTTTAAGAAATTTATATGTATTATTAGATAAAATTGAGGGAGTTCAAACTGTAAAAAATATTAAAATATATAATAAAACCGGATTAAATTTGGGTTATAGTGACTTTGCATATGATGTAGAAGGAGCTACAATAAGTAATGTCATTTATCCATCAGTAGATCCCATGATTTTTGAAATTAAATACCCTAATGAAAATATTAAGGGACGTGTAGTACCATTATAATAAAAATTATTGAATTATGGCCATATATAAAATATTTCCCTTAAAAGATACAACAATATACTCTGCATACCCCTCAATGAATACAGGGCTAGATGAGATAATTGAGTCATCTACTAACTTTAAGATAAATCAAATACAAGAAAACGGTCCGTTTCCTCAAGTATCAAGATATTTAATCCAATTTCCCCAAGAAGAAATAACCAACACCATTAATAATCTTATATCCGGATCATTATGGCAGGCAAACTTAAAAATATTCAATGCTAATACTAGAGGATTAGCAAATGACACATCAATACAAATAAATGCCGTGTCTGAGCCATGGTATATGGGCAGCGGAAGATACTTAAATAATCCTGAAACCAATAACGGAGCATCATGGAAATTTTCATCATACTCAGGAAGTACAGAATGGACTACATCTAGCTTCTCCCCAGGAACTACAGGCTCATATGATCTAAATACTAACCCTAATTCAGCTGGGGGTGGGGTTTGGTATACATCCCCCCAAATAAGCCAATCTTTTAATTATTATGCTGATTTAGATATAAATTCTAATGTGACTGGTATAATTAGTGGATGGTATTCAAGTTCAATAGACAATTATGGGTTTATCATACGACAATCAAAATCTCAAGAATTTATAAATGATATAAATCAACAAGTAGAAATGAAATATTTCTCTTTAGATACTCATACTATATACCCACCCCAATTAGAATTTAAATGGAATGACTATATATGGAATACTGGATCTTCATCAGTAATAAACACTCCTGATGCCTTAATATCTTTAAGTAACAACTTACAACTATATTACCCAGAAAGTATAGCTAAATTCAGAATAAACATAGCCCCTAAATTTCCAGGAAGAGTGTTCTTAACTACCTCTCTATATACTACTAATTACTATCTCCCTGAAAATGTTTCTTTATATGCTATAAAAGATACAGAAACTAACGAATTTGTAATTAATTTTGATTCAAATTATACTAAAATAAGTGCGGACCAAACTAGTAGTTTCTTTACATTATATATGAATGGCCTACAACCTGAGAGAAATTATACAATATTGATACAAACTGTAATAAATGGAAATACTATTGTTTTTGATGAAAACATAACATTTAAAGTAATTAATGGATGATAAAGATAGATTTAAATAAACAAGTATTTGATAAAAATAAATTTAATCAAACAGTAAATACTAGTTTTACTCAATTAGTCCAACAACCTAATCCTGCTTTCTTTGATCTGGATTTAGCTACTATAGATGATTTTTTTATATTATATAATAAATTTTTTTTTGAAATACCTAAAAATGGAGTTACTAATTCTCATGAATTTCTAGTAAAAGAAAGTGGAGATTATATAAATTTAGAATCAACAAATGAAGAAATACAAGTTTTATTGGATGAAATATCTCAATTAAGAATAGAAAATCTGCAAATAAGAGAAGAATATGCTAATTCAATAAACACAGTATTAAGTGAATTTTCCCCAAATGCTAAAAATCAATAATATAATAAATGGCTATAGTTTCATCATCAATTATCCCTGTTAATCCATCAACATTACTTTCTGATGGGTTTGAACTAGCAGACCAAAGTATAATCCCTAATGAAAATATTGTAGGGTCATTTGATCCAAGTATAAACCTAATAGAATTTTTTGCATATGATAATAATAAAAATCTAATATCTGCAGACTATAATTTTACTAATTGGAAAACTATAGATGACCCAACTATTGCTTTAAAAGATACTCTATCTACATTAGAATTAGACCCTATTGAAGATCTAATTACAAGAGACTTAACAGTAGGAGATTTTTACACTACATATAATTTTATTTCCCTTGAACTTAGCTCAAGCATAAATGAAAAATACTTTATATCAGAAATATCACCTGATAGGACTGAATTAAGAATACAAAATAATATTCTAACTGATATTGATGTTGAAATATCCACCAATGCTTTAGTTAATAAGATTAATTTATTGCCTTATTTTGATGAATTTTATCTTAATCTAGGAAATGATGAATATATAATAGGGACAAACATCCAACTTGATATAACAACACAACCATATACAGTATTAATAAAATTATATGAACCTTTACCTCCTCAAATTTCAGTAAAAGATGAATTATATATAGTATCTAAAGTAGCTGAAACCCAAGCATATAAAGTTTCATTTATTAATGAAGAAGAATTTTTAGATGATGTTAAATATATTAAAGGACCAAACATTAATTTAGATATAAAAGATTTTATAAATAATTCAACTAATTATAAAACTAAATCTGAGCTATTACAAACATCATCTACTGGCTCATTATTTCAACTACAAAGCATAATGAATAAAAAAGGAGTTAGTATTACTCCTAATTATTCTATAGACACATTCAATGAATTTATTCATTTTTCATCTGTTAAAAAAAGAATATTAAACTTTGTAGATAAGGTATCTAAAATACAAACATACGAA